ATACAGGACGACGGCGAGGGGAACCTGATATATAACTGCGGATTCAGCGGTTACAGTTACTCACGCCGTTCTACTGTCAACGGCGATTTGACAAAGGATTTCAGCCCTTTTCTGAAATATGAAGGGCGATTTTTTAGACTGAAACAGGAGGTACCACCAATGCCAAAAACACAGGTATTATCCGTCGACTACACAAAGGCAGTAACACTCACAAGACGCATCAAAGCCAATGCACAGGCGGCTCAGGACTCTCTGTTCGAGGTCTGCAAGGGACTGAAGGAGATGCACGACAGCAAGCTCTACAAAGAGCTTGGGTATCAGAACTTCGGGGAATACAGTGAGAATGAAATCGGTATCAGTCGCAGGCAGGCACAGAAGTATGCCATGATCGGTGACATGGAAAATGGGAAGTCGACTTCCCATTTTGAAACACTCGGAACTGAAAAACTCTACATCCTCGCCAAGCTCGACGAGCCTCAGAGAGAGGAGATACAGCAAACAGTCGATGTGGAAGAGGTCTCCGTGAAGGAACTGAAAGCTGAGATTGAAAAGCTGAAAGCGGAGAAATCAAAGTTTGATGAAGAGAAAGCCGGCTATAAGGAACGTCAGGACAAGCTATTGAAGAAAAACATAGAGCTTGTAGAAGAGCGTGACAAAGCTCAGCAGAAGCAGGAGAAGCTTGCCGCCAAGTTAAATGCAGAAGGAGCAAGATCCGCAGAGCTCGAAAAGCAGATACAGGAACTTGAAAGCCGCCCTCGAGACAGCTATGAGGATACTACCAAGATAGAAGCTTTGAAAAAGGAACTTGAAGAAGCAGAGGCACGCCACAAAATCGAGCTTGCCAGTGCTCAGAGCGCTCCTGCGGAAGACATCAAAGGCATATTCAAAGCTCACATGATGGCGGCAGTAGACGCGCTTAAACATCTGACACAGTTTACCGAGCTTCACATAGATTCTCCCGAGAAGACCATATTTATCGAGAAGCTTGTAAATGTGGATATACTTATCAACCAGACTATTTCAAAACTGAAAGGAGAAAAGTAATGTCAGTAAAGATCAACGCGCTTGAGATCGAGAATGTCAAGCGCATCAAGGCAGTCGCACTCGAACCGTCGGAAAATGGACTGACGGTCATAGGCGGCAGAAACAATCAGGGCAAGACATCAGTGCTCGATGCTATATGCTGGGCACTCGGCGGAGAGAAATATCGTCCGTCACAGGCTCAGCGTGAAGGAGCGCTTGTACCGCCGAGCTTAAAGTTAACGCTCAGCAACGGCATAATTGTTGAGCGCAAGGGTAAGAACAGTTCTCTGAAAGTTATGGATCCGAACGGTAACAAGTCAGGTCAGCAGCTTCTCAACAGCTTTATCGAGACGTTTGCGCTTGATCTTCCGCAGTTCCTCAATGCGAGTTCACGCGACAAAGCAAATACACTTCTACAGATAATTGGAGTAGGGGATAAGCTTTTTGAGCTTGAACGTCAGGAGAAAGCTAAGTATGACGAGCGTACTGCTATTGGACGTATCGCTGATCAGAAAGCGAAATTTGCAAAGGAAATGGAGTCCTATGACGGAGTTCCCGAGATACCGATATCCGCATCAGAGCTTATAGCTCAGCAGCAAGCTATACTTGCTAAGAACGGAGAGAATCAGCGTCTGCGTCAGCGCAAGGAGCAGTGTGACAGAGTGCTTGAACAGGCGCGGCAGGCACTTGATGAGGCTCAGAGACGCTTTGCACTGGCGCAGTCAAATGCACTGACTGCTGCTAAATCAGCAGAGAACTTACAGGACGAGTCGACCGCAGAGCTTGAAAAGAACATCGCAGATATCGAGATCATCAATGCAAAGGTCAGGGCAAATCTCGACAAAGTTAAAGCAGAGGAAGAAGCCAAAGGCTACAGCGACCAGTACGCAACTCTCACAACTAAGATCGAGAATATCCGCAAAGCTAAGTATGAGCTTCTGAACGGCGCAGACCTCCCGCTACCGGAGCTTTCTGTCGAGGACGGCGAGCTCACATACAAGAATCAGAAGTGGGATAATATGAGCGCATCACAGCAGCTTCGTGTAGCGACTGCTATTGTGCGGAAGCTCAATCCGGAATGCGGATTTGTGCTCCTCGATAAGCTTGAACAGATGGACGCTGATACACTTGCCGAGTTCGGAGCATGGCTCGAAAATGAAGGCTTACAGGTTATAGCGACAAGAGTGTCTACAGGCTCTGAGTGCAGTATCATCATCGAGGACGGATACGATGCAGCAGGTGTGATAAAACCAAAGCAGGAAGAAGCTGTTCCTGAATCCAAATGGACACCGGGAACATTCTGAGAAAGGAGAAAACTATGAACTTTGAAGAAACAAACGGCATCCAGACAGGAAACGGCTTGAAGGTCGTGATCTACGGACAGGAAGGTGTCGGAAAATCAACACTTGCGTCACAGTTCCCCGGAGCTGTATTCATTGACTGCGAGGGAAGTACAACGCGCATGAATGTTCGCAGACTGCCGAGACCAACAAGCTGGGAAATGCTCAATAATGAGATGAGTTTTATTCTCGAAGCGTGCAAGGTCAAGGACTATCAGACCGTCATTATCGACACGTTCGACTGGGCGGAACGCCTTGCACTTGAAGCACTTTGTTCACAGCACAATATCAGCGGTATTGAGGGCATGAACTACGGCAAGGGCTGGGAGTACGAAAAGGAAATGATAGGGCGCTTCCTCGACAGCACCGACCGGCTTACCGCCGCAGGGGTGAACATAGTACTGCTCTGTCATGCTATTACCCGTAAAACAACTCTCCCGGAGGAAATGGAGGAATATGATCACTGGGAGCTGAAGCTAGGCAACAAGACTACAAACAAGATCGCTCCGCTCCTGAAAGAGTGGTCGGATATGACGCTGTTCCTTGCATTTCAGACGCACATCGAAGCAATGGACGACAAGGGCAAAAAGCACAAGGCAACGTCCTGTCAGCGCGTGATGTATACGACAAAGACAGCATGGTGGGATGCTAAGAACCGCTTCGGTTTGCCTGACAGGCTCCCCCTCGCATGGGAGAGCATAGCGCCGATATTCGCACCTTCAGAGCAGAAACTTCAAGTTGAGAGTACTGTTCCGCCTGCACAACAGCTCGTAAGAAAGGCACAGGAAGCAGGTGTATCCACAGAGCCGACGTGGGCGGATATAACTCCCGAAGACGATTTTACCGGCATCGCACCTGCGCTTACTGACCTGATGAAGGCAAATGACGTATCGACCTATGAGATAGAACATATCTGCTCAGAGGTGAAAAACTATATGCCGAAGGGTATGCCGGTAAAGGACTATCCGGAAGACTTCGTGCAGGGCTGTCTGATAGGAGCATGGCAGCAGGTGTATGCAGAAATAATAAAAGCACGCGAATCATTACCATTCAAGTAAAGGAGAATTATTATGGACTATCAGAATCAGAACCCCTACAACAGCTATGACCAGCAGGCTCAGAATAACGGCTCATTCGGCTGGGACGACGTCATCACAGAGGAGAGCAGTTTTGTACTGCTCCCCGAAGGCAATTACAGATTCTCAATAAAGAAATTTGAGAAGGCTCGCTATGACGGCGGCGACAAGATTCCTGCCTGCCCGAAAGCTGTAGTCACGTTCGAGGTCTATACTCCGGACGGAAAATCAGTTGAGCTTACGGAGAACTTCCTTCTGCATCAGAAAATGGAGTGGAAGCTTTCAGAATTCTTTGCGTCTGTCGGACTTAAAAAGAAAGGCGAGCCTGTTCGTATGCTTTGGTCTCCTGAACTTATCGGCAAACAGGGCGTCTGCAAGATAATTTTACATAAATACAAGAAAGACGGCGAAGACAGGCAGACTAACCGTATAGACAAGCTTTATCCGAGCTATGAACAGCCTCAGATTCAGCAGCCTGCACAGCAGTATGCACCGTCTCAGCAGCAGTATCAGCAGCCTGTACAGCAGTCTGCCCCTCAGAGTGGCTGGACACCGGGAAAATGGTGATACAGGAAGGAGAATAGTATATGGAACTCAGACCATATCAACAGGAAGCAAGAGCGGCGGTCTGGGAGCAGTGGGAAACGGGCAGGGATAAAACTCTGCTCGTCCTTCCTACGGGCTGCGGAAAGACAATTGTTTTCGCTGCTATAACCGAGGACGCCGTCCGTAAAGGCTTTCGTGTGCTTATACTTGCGCATCGCGGTGAGCTTCTTGAACAGGCGGCGGATAAGATAATGAAAGCGACCGGTCTTGGTTGTGCAGTTGAAAAAGCAGAACAGAGCTGCAAGGGTCAGTGGTTCAGAGTTACCGTCGGCAGCGTTCAGACGCTCATGCGCGTAAAACGACTTGAACAGTTCTCGCGCGACTACTTTGATACTATCATCATTGACGAAGCTCATCATGCTATCTCAGACAGCTATCAGGTCATTCTCAAATATTTCAGCAGTGCAAAAGTCCTCGGAGTTACGGCAACTCCTGACCGCGGCGACCAGAAGAACCTCGGCAAGGTATTCGATAGTCTCGCCTATGAGTATACACTTCCGCAGGCTATCAAGGAAGGCTATCTCGTGCCGATCAGAGCTCTCACAGTGCCGATAAAGATCGACTTCACGAAAGTGGGAACTTCAGCTGGTGATTATAAGCCCGGTGATATTGCGACAGCTCTTGATCCTTACCTCGAATGTATTGCGGAGGAAATGGCAAAGCACTGCGCCGATCGTAAAACAGTTGTATTTCTGCCGCTTGTAAAGACATCGCAGAAGTTCCGCGACATACTGAACCGGCATGGATTCAGGGCAGCTGAGGTCAACGGTGATTCCGCCGACCGCGAAGAGATACTCAAAGACTATGCAAATGGTAAGTACAACGTACTATGCAATTCTATGCTGCTCACAGAAGGCTGGGACTGCCCGGAAGTTGACTGCGTTGTAGTGCTGCGATCAACAAAGGTGCGGGCGCTGTATTGTCAGATGGTAGGGCGTGGAACTCGTCTCGCAGAAGGCAAGGATCATTTGCTGCTGCTTGATTTCCTCTGGCACACGGAACACCATGAACTCTGCCGCCCTGCCTGCCTTATCGCAGAGAGTGAGGAGGTCGCGAAGAAAATGACAGAACAGATAGCAGAAGCAGGCTGTCCGGTAGACATCGAAGCCGCTGAAAAGACTGCTTCCGAGGACGTTGTACGCGACCGTGAAGCAGCTCTCGCTGAAAAGCTTGAAAAGATGAAGAAACGCAAGTCAAAGCTCGTTGACCCTATGCAGTACGCTATGAGCATACAGGACAACAGACTTAGCGGGTATATACCTTCCTTCGGGTGGGAGCAGAACCCTGTCAGTGAATCGCAAAAAAAAGACCTTGAAAAGAGCGGCATCGACCCCGAAGCAGTCGATACAGCAGGCAGAGCAGAACAGATACTCCGCGCCTGCGCTCAGAGACAGCTTGCCGGACTTGCAACTCCTAAGCAGATAAGAATGCTTGAACGCTATGGCTTTCAGCACGTCGGCAGCTGGAGCTTCAAAGCTGCTACAAATATGATACAGCGAATAGCCTGCCTCGGCTGGAAGCACGTTCCCAAAGGCGTCGAGCCATCTACATACACACCACAGGAGGCATAAATGGACTACAAAAACGACAACCTTGATGAGCTCCTTGAATACATCGACCCTGCACTGCTCAGCTATCAGGACTGGCTCGGTGTAGGAATGGCATTGAAGGATTCGGGCTATGATGTATCAGTATGGGAGGCGTGGTCTGCACGCGATGCGGCTCGCTATCACTCAGGAGAATGTGAGAACAAATGGCGTGGCTTCAACGGCTCTGATACGCCTGTCACAGCCGGAACTATTGTGAAAATGGCTCTTGATAACGGATATACTCCGCCGCGAAAGGATAATGCAAATAAGGTGTTAGACTGGAATGATGTCATTGGCGAGAACTATACCGTAACATCTGCCGAGGATACACAGGAGCTCCCTATCGACGAGCCGAAGGAATGGAATCCAGCAGCTGAGATACGGCGATATCTTGAAACACTGTTTGAAATGTCAGATATAGTCGGCTATGTTACAGAAGTATGGAAAGACGAATCCGACGGCGGGAAATATAAGCCAAAAGCCGGTAGTTATGACCGCACAGCAGGTCAGCTCCTTCAGGAGCTTGCGCGATACAATGGTGATATTGAATCCGTATTCGGAACTATCAATGAAGAATGCGGAGCATGGATACGTTTCAATCCGCTGAACGGTGAGGGTGTAAAAAATGACTGCGTTGCTGATTATAAATACGCGCTTGTAGAGTCCGACAGCATACCTGTTGCACAGCAGAATGGTATCATGCACGACTTGAAGCTCCCGATAGCCGCACTTGTATTTACTGGCGGTAAATCGCTTCATGCGATAGTCAGAGTTGAGGCAGGCAGCTTCAAGGAATACCGCGAACGTGTAGAATTTCTGTATAAGATATGCGATAAGAATGGTCTGCACGTAGACCGCAACTGCCGTAATCCCTCACGCCTGAGCCGAATGCCGGGGGTTATGAGAAATGGAAAAAAGCAGTTTCTCGTCGAGACCAATACCGGATTTGCTTCATGGCAGGAGTGGAAAGAATGGATAGAATCAGTCAACGATGACCTCCCAGACTTCGAGGACATGAGTGATTCATGGGAGAATATGCCGGAGCTCGCTCCTCCGCTTATTGAAAACGTACTTCGTCAGGGACATAAAATGCTGCTTGCAGGTCCCTCAAAAGCCGGAAAATCCTTTGCTCTCATAGAGCTTGCAATAGCTATAGCAGAAGGCAGGCAATGGCTCGGCTGGCAGTGTGCAAAAGGAAAAGTCCTCTACGTCAACTTGGAGCTCGACAAGGCTTCATGCCTGCACCGCGTAAAGGACGTTTATTCGGCGCTGAACATACCGCCTGCAAACCTGCATAACCTCATGATTTGGAATCTCAGAGGGCAGACGAAGCCTATGGATAAGCTCGCACCGTCGCTGATATGGCGAGCAAAGCGTGAGGGTTTTCTCGCTGTTATCATCGACCCGATATACAAGGTTATCACCGGCGACGAGAATTCAGCTGACCAGATGGCGCACTTCTGTAATCAGTTCGATAAGGTATGTACAGCGCTCGGGTGTGCCGTGATATATTGTCATCATCACTCGAAAGGCTCTCAGGGCGGAAAGCGGTCTATGGACAGAGCGTCCGGTTCCGGAGTATTCGCCCGAGACCCTGATGCACTCCTTGACATGGTCGAGCTTGACCTAACTGAGGACATCATAAAGCAGCTGAAGAATAATGCAAGCTGTCTTATATGTGCAGACTATCTGAACAGATATGCTCCGAGTGCGGCGGCAGACGCTTCTCCTGACGACCTGCTGAGTCATACAGCATCTTTGAAACTTTGTTATGACAATTTACCTTCTGAAAAATACAGCGAGCTTAAACAAGCTGTCAGCGCTTCTGATGAATATGTCCAGCAGCAGACAGCATGGCGCATGGAAGGAACGCTGCGAGAGTTCCCGAAGTTCACGCCGAAGAATTTGTATTTCCGCTATCCGATACACGTTGAGGATACAGTCGGCGTACTCAAGGACTTGCAGGCAGACTCGGAGCTGTCACCGTGGCAGCGAGGAGCGAAGAAAGGTGCGGCGGCTCGTCAGCGGTCAGAAAAGGCTAAGACTGCGGACAAGAATGCCGAACTTATCAATACGTTCAACGCCTGCAACGTCAACGGCGAGGTTACTCTCAAAGAAATGGCTGAGTATATCGGCTGCGAACCTCAGACGATAAGAAACAGGATTAAACATTCAGGCGAGCTGTACGTCAAGGATTCAAAAGTGTACAGAAAATAATTCACTGCTTTAGTATGTAAAAATCAGTGTAAACACCCTATATATAATATATAATTTACACTTACACTATCAATGATAGTCAATGAGGTAGTACGTATAAAGTGGCTCAATAGCCAGCCACTTTATACTATACCTATTTCATTGACAAGCGCAAAACAGAAAGGAAGTTTTTTATGAATTGCATAGCAGAAGACAGCAGAAGAAACCTCGAACAGAACAAGAAGAAACTCTGTCCCCTGTCGTTCTCTTCAGAAGACAAACCGATGCACTGCCAAACACTTGACTGTATGCTCTACGATGATGAGATACACGAGTGTGCACTCGGTAGAAAGACCTATCTCGATGAGGAAGATAACGATGCTTGAATTTTTCATTGATATGATACCGCCTACAGCTACACATCAGGAGAAGGGATGCACTGTAGTAAACGGTAAGCGAAAATACTACGACAGGAGTAACGGAGATGCCGAGCAGAAACTTACAGCATATCTCGCTCAGTACCGTCCGGAAGCTCCCCTCACAGGAGCATTACAGGTTGTTGTGAAATGGTGCTTTCCGGTCAAGGCAAAGCATACCAACGGCGAACCATATACCAATAAGCCGGACGCGGACAACCTCTGCAAGGCTCTCTACGACATTATGACCAAGCTCGGCTACTGGAAAGACGACAGCCATATCTACAGCAGCATCACAGAAAAGTTCTGGGCTCAGCGGCCAGGACTATATATAAAAATTGAAGAAAGGCGGTAAAGCAATTGAAAGATAATTCAACATATCAGAAATGGGCAACAGAACTGAGCGAAGCAACGGCATTTGAAAAGGCACTCCGCAGGGAGAAGCCGACAGACGAACTGGAGCAGGCGTTCTGGCAGGGGTATCTTGCCGGACTCAGGGAACAGGACAACAGAATAAAGGAGATAGCCTATCATTACGGCTATGAGTCACAGCGTGAGCAGCTTATTGAGGAGTGTGCAGAAGCTATCCTCGCAGCTCAGAAGTGCAAGAGATACGGCAGTAACGGAAGTTTTAAGGCGTTATGCAGCGAGGTCGCAGATGTGCTCGTCATGGCACAGCAGATGCGGCTCCTCATGGGCGCGAAGGTTATAGACGAGATCATAGATAAAAAGCTCAACAGGCAGCTCGGGAGGATAGCGCATGAAACGTGAGCAGGTATGCAGTCAGCAGGTCCACTGCCTGAGCTGCCCGCTGATTAAGTTCCGCAGCGGTAAGAACTGCGAGGAGCTATCCCCGGAGCAGATAAGTGAAATAATGAGGAGGTCGAGACTGAATGATATACTACCGCGGACGTTGGCTGATAGAGCCGGAAATAAAGGCTCTGCTGAGTAAGCTCGAAGCAGAGAACGAGAAACTGAAACAGGAGAACACGGTCGTTCTTCGTGAGACTGACAGGCTTATCAAGGAAAAAGGTCAGCTTATTGCTGAAAACTATGAAGCTAAGAAGCTCCTGCGTGAGAGCCTGCCTGTACTGCACAGAGCTTTCTTCGCAAACTACAAAGACACGAACGCTGCTAATGAGCTGTACGATAGGATTATAAAAGCTGTGGGAGGTGCAGAAAATGACACTTGAACAGTACATAGAGCTTTTTGAAAAACCAAACTTCAAAGTGGAAGTTGACACAGCAGAATTGATAAGGCTGTTTAAAGAACTTCGGGATTCACGGGAACTTATCAAAAATCAAGCACAGTACATAGAAAATCATATAGATGTTAGGAGGTGAACATGATGAATATTGATGAAGCTATAAAGTACGCTGAAGATTTAGGCACAGAGGAAGAAAACAAAATAGACTACGATAAAGATAGTCCACACATGATAATATGCAGGAAGAATACGGTTAAAGACTACAGACAGCTTGCTGAATGGCTGACGGATTACAAAGGACTGAGGGCTGAAATAATAGACCTTCGCTTGTATGTCCAAATGTTAGAAGAATATCGGGAAAAAGCAAAGCGACTTCTGAAAGTGGCGGTTGAGGATATGAAAGATGTTGTCAGCAGCGACTGTGGATGCCGATGTTGCAAGGGTGAACAAGCTGCAAGCTGTGCGTACATAAAATGCTGGACTTGGCGTTATGCTGACGAAGCCCTCGCGCCTATAAACGGCTTCGGGCTGACGACAAAAGGCTTTGAAAGCGCTACGTATAAGAAAGCAAACAAGATTCTTGATGAAGAATACAGACGGCTGGCTGAAATGACCGAAGAAGAAATTCAACGTGAAATGGAACAGGAGGGCTGAAAATGAATGAATTTGAGAAAGGCTATGAACAAGGCTATAAAGACGGAGTGGGCGGCGCAGCATTGCCGAACGTCAACGACAACGGTGACAAGATAGACGGTTACAACTATGCGTACAAGACAGACAGCAGAGGTGAGCCGTACATTCACATAGACAGCGTGAGAAGTATGCTGAAAAAAGCCGCAGACGTACAGCCTGTTGATAGGTGGATAAGCGTTAATGATAGGCTGCCGGAAGAAAACATACTTGTGCTATGCTATGCGAGGAGTACGACCGGCGAAGGAAATAATTATTTTCTTGGAGCACTTGCACACGGAGAATTTTGGTTCTTAAAAGTCAATGACATTGGACACGTCAGTTGCCCTGTACTTCACTGGGAAGTCACTCACTGGCAACCACTTCCAGAATCACCAAAGGAGGACTGAAAAATGACTGATGTAATATGCAGTTGTGATTACTGTGCACATATACTACCTAACGGCATATGCGGTTTAGAGAGTATTGACATCGACGGAGCTGCCGAGTGTGCGAGTTATGAAGAAGCGGAACAGGAGGAGTGACATTGAAAACAACAATAGATTTTTATAACGAGGTAGGAATACCTTGCTATCATTGCAAATATGCATTTTCTCCTGCGTGTACGGATTGCATTGATTTGACGCTATGCCATATGTGCGATATTGCTGAAGATATGATACTGCGAGGTGATTATTGATGAAAACACTTAAATTTATGGGACACTCAGACGATACCTTCGGCGAGTACGGCGCAACAATGGACGACGTTGACAATGCCGGCAGCGGCACACCTATCCAGTGTGTTGTCGAAGCGGACGGAACTGCTCTGATAGTGACCGGACAGTACGATAGAAACGGCACCGGCACCTGGGACATTGGTATAAGCTTACAGGACGAAGACCTCTCTTATCCTGACTGGGATATACATATCAGCTTTGAAGGCTATACAACAGTCCTTGAAATAGACGTTCCCGACGACTTTGAGCTTACCTGGTACAATGACGGAGAGAGAATGGAGGGGTACTGATGCCGAAAGTAAGATCCCGCAAGTGGCTCGTCCCTCGCTACCGGATAAGGAATAACATCACCGGCGCGTACATACACGACACTCCCACACAGCCGATGACCTTCCTCGACCACGCTGAGGCGTGGCGATACATAAAGCAGCACGGTCTTAACCCAGAGATCTATTTCGTGGAGGTCGAACGATGACTGCGAAAGAATACCTTGAACTCGCTTACAAGGTCGATAATGCTGTACAGCGCAGGCGAGAGGTCGCAAATAAGCATAGGGACAGCCTTTACGGACGAAGCATAGACTATTCTGAAAGCGGCGGAAATCATAACAGCGGCGATACTTTAGGTGAGGCAATAGCCAGTATTTGCAGCTATGAGAAAGAAACTGATATGATTATTGCGGCTCTTGTAGATATCAGGTTTGAGATTGAGAAGTCCATTAATGCTGTTCCGAATAAAAAACAAAGGGATATTCTGACATATCGTTATTTACTCTATATGCCGTGGAAGAACAAATGCGACAAAGATACCGGCGAAATACTTGAGAAGGGAATAAAGGAAAAAACAGGATATTCTTCGGAATCAGTGTTTAAATTTCATTCAGCCGGATTGAAAAAAATTTCAGTTCCTGAAAAAATTACAGTAAAATACAGTGAAATACAGAAATATTTGTGATATGATAAGAGCATGAAAGCAGGCGGAAAAGGTTATGGCTTTCGGGAGTGTTCCACATCCTCACTCCCTTTGCCTCCACCTTCTGCTTTCGGTTTCTACTATCATTACGATTTCTTCATTTGATTTTCTCCTGCGGTCAGCACCCTTCCTGACCGCGAATTTCGGCAGAGTGGAGCAGTTGGCAGCTCGCAAGGCTCATAACCTTGAGGTCGTTGGTTCAAGTCCAACCTCTGCAACCAAAGGACTAACATTTTCAATTAACTCCTTATTTTTTCAGACAGAAGTACCTCGGCAACAGCTGGGGTATTTCTGTTATACGCGAAAGGACGGTGAACTTATGGCAAGACCGAGAAAATTCAGAAGCCCGAAAGCACTTGAAGAAAAGTGGGAGGAATTCAAAGAATACTGCAATAACAGGACAGTGCTGAGCCATGAGTTCAGTTCTAAAAACAGCGAATTCGTATCTGCTGAACTGAAGCGTTCGGTAACGTATACGATAGAGGGATTCTGCGTGTATTCAGGTATATCAAGGCAGTCATTCTATGATTACTATGCGGAGAATGAACGGTTTGCTGACATCGTTACGCGCATGAAGGAAGAATGCGAGGCTGATGCCCGTGAAAAGTTTGAGCTTGGTGTGATACCGTCGCAGCTTGCGGGGCTCTGGATGTCAAAGTACGGCTACAGCACCAAGCAGGACGTCAACGCTAAGGTTGAACCGTCCGAGAAGCTTGCTGACGTAATGGATCAGATCGGCGGTGAGGGGCTTGAAGAATAGTTTTCCGCTCTCGCAGAAGTATATTGACTTCATCAACAGCGTCAATGGCGTGACTGCGGAATTTCTTGAGGGCACCACAGCCTCGGGCAAGACGACCGTCGGAGCAGGTATAAAGTTCATGAGAATGGTTTCGGCGTCACAGAAGAAGCTGCACGTTATAGCTGCCAAGACTACTGGCAAGGCTGAGGAGACGATAATTCAGCAGGACAACGGTATTCTCGACCTGCATCACAACGCTTCGTATTACGGCAACGGCGACAAGGACTTCAAGCTTCCACACATCAAGTTCGAGGGTAAGATAATCTATATCCTCGGCTATGATAATCGTGACAAGTGGGAAATGGCTCTCGGAGCACAGTTCGGCTGTGTATACATTGACGAGATAAACACTGCGGACATTGAGTTCGTGCGGGAGATATCCACACGTAACGAGTATCTGCTTGCTACGCTCAACCCTGACGATCCGTCGCTTCCGGTCTACAAAGAATTCGTTAACCGCTCCCGACCGTACAGCAAATATGCCGGAGATGTCCCCAAGGAGATAATGGACGAGCTCCTGAAGGAAGAGCCGACGCCGCACTGGAAGTATTGGTTCTTTTCGTTCCTGGACAACCTAAGCCTGACCGCAGAGGACATCGAGCGCAAGAAAGCAGCAGCTCCGAAAGGAACTAAGCTTTACAAGAATAAGATACTCGGGCAGCGTGGCAAGGCAACAGGTGTTATTTTCGACTGCCGCGACAGCAATATCATCACACCTCAGCAGGCGCGGGAGTACAAGTTCACGCTGTTCTCTGCGGCTCTTGATACTGCGTACTCTCAGACCTCGCCTGATACGATAGCTTTCACGTTCATCGGCATCACTGCTGACAGGAAGTGCATAGTGCTCGACGAGAGAGTTTTCAACAATGCAGAGCTGACAGTGCCGAAAACTCCGTCGGATATTCCTGTCGAGTATACAGCCTTCCTCGAGCTCAATCGAGAGCGCTGGGGATTTGCAAGAGACGTATATATCGACAGCGCAGATCAGGCAACAATTACCGAGTGTGGGAAATATAAGCGCCTGACAGGCAGCATATATAACTTTATTCCCGCCTTCAAAAAGACTAAGATCATCGACCGCATCCAGCTTCAGAGCGCATGGATGGCAGCCGGTGATTTTCTTATACTCAACCACTGCAAGACGATGATAGCGGAGTTGAACGTCTACAGCTGGAAAGAAGAGAAGTACGAGCCTGAGGACAGGAACGACCACTGCATCAACTCCTGCCAGTATGCATGGCTCCCTTATAAAGCAATGATAGGAGCGATAAAATGAGCTTATTTGAGACTATAGGAGAAAGGGTGAGAGAAAAAGTGAAGAACTGGCTTCGGCTGAATCCAGCCCCGCAGCAGAGTTTCAACATAAACGAATATACTACACGTGAGACTGAGATAATCCGTTCGCAGCTCTGGTACAGAGGAGACGCGAACGAGCTGTTCCAGTTTTTTCATCAGCTTAACGGCGTACAGGGCAGCTTCTGGGGGAGCGTGCCTTCTGACAGCTCTGTTCGTAAGGTACACAGTGGTATCCCTGCGATAATCGCGGACACTCTGGCATATATTGTCAAGTCTGATATGGACGGCATCGAAGCTCCCGATGAGTGGGACGACATTGCCAAGAACATTGACTTTGTCGAAACTGTGGGAAAAGCTATCATTGATACGCTTGTCGAGGGCGACGGAGCTTTCCGAGTATCCGCTGACGGCGACAAAATAGAACTCGGTTTTGTCGGAGCTTCACGCTGCGAGTATGAGGACGATGAGGTCATTATACATACGGAATACTCGGCAAAAAAGCGTACATATATGCTATCGGAGCGTTACGGTAAGGGCTTCATCGAGAGCAGATTGTACGACGAGAACGGACATGAAGTTCCTCTCAGCACTGTCCCGGAGCTTGCAGGGGTTGAGCCGTATATCGTGTTCAGCGGAGACTATAGTCTTGCAGTTCCGCTTATGTTCTACGCTTCCAAGAAATACAAAGGACGTGGCAAGTCAATATTTGACGGCGGAAGGTCTGACTGCTTCGACGCACTCGATGAAGTCATATCCCAGTGGTGGGACGCAGTGAGACAGGGCAGAGTCAAGCAGTATATCCCTGAGAGCATGATGCCGCGCGATCCGAACAATGGAAGCCTTCTTGCACCGAATCAGTTTGGAAATAACTATATATCCGTCAGCGCTCCGCTCATTGAGGGCGTGAACAATCAGGAGATAAAGACAGTACAGCCTGAGATCAAGTATGAAGCATTCGTAAGCGCTTATACTAACGCACTGCTGATGTGCTTGCAGGGGCTTGTATCACCTGCGACACTCGGCATTGACGTCGGCAAGATGTCCAGCGCAGACGCTCAGCGCGAAAAAAAGGACGTGACCGGTCATACTCGGAATACTATTACAGCGGCTCTTGAAAATGTTTTGCCGAAGGTCATCAATGCCGTGTTCATGACGCTCGATAATATACACAATACGGAGCCTATCGAGCGCGAAGTGACCGTCAGCTTCGGCGAGTACGGAGCTCCCGACTTTGACAGCCGCGTCGAGACGGTCGGCAAGGCGGCGACCTACGGTATCATGTCAACAGAGACGCAAGTTGACGAGCTCTGGGGCGGCAGCAAGGACGACGAGTTCAAGGCTGCCGAGGTACAGCGAATCAAGACGGAGAAAGGCATCATGCCGGCAAGCGAGCCCAGCGTAGGCGGTGAGCCGTAATGCTCAAGCCCGAGGATATCGCTGCTATCTTTGAGTGGATAGAGCTGCTCCTGATAGCGAACCTCAAGCGCAACCTTGCCCGACATAAGGACGAGGAGGAGCAGGAGGGATTTACCTGGTCTGCATGGCAGGCGGAGAAGCTCCGCAGCGTCAACATATTCCGCCGACAGTGCAGCGCCATAATGAACCGATACAAGGATCAGATAGACGACGAGACACGTCAGCTGCTCGAGGAACAGTTCGAAGAGGGGGTGAACGGAGCTGTCAAGGAGCTCGAGGAAGCTCATTCGGAAAAGGCAGCGCCGGCGGCTTTGCCCGCTGCCGAAGAGCAGCAGACACCGGCAGAGAATCCGGAGCAGGGCCACTCGGACTCGCCGAAAGAACCTCCTGCGGAAAAAACATCTGCTGACACAACTGTCGCGGCTGAGATCAACCCTGAGCCGCAGTTCTTTGGAGTGGATAAGGCAAAGACCGAGAAGCTTATCGAGGATGTCACCAACATTGAGGAGCAGGCTGAGACGGCAGCTCTACGACTGACCGACGATGTCTACCGTCAGACGGTGAACAGAGTGCAGCTGGCAATGGCTACCGGCTCTATCACCTACGAGAAGGCTGTGGACATGGCTGTGGCTGACTTCCTCGCGCAGGGTATCAACTGTATCGAGTACAAGGACGGCAGACGCGTTAATATTGCAGACTATGTGCGAATGGTACTGAGGACGACCTCGACCAGAGCAGCGCTGCAAGGCAAGTCCGAACGCTTCAAGGCTCAGGACTACGATACAGTGCTCGTCAGCAGCTACGGTATGTGCAGCAAGACCTGTCTGCCGTGGCAGGGGCGCGCCTATATCAACGACGCTTTTACTGACTGGCAGGGCGAGACTAAACTTGAAAACGGCGTGAAGTTCGGCAAATCGTTCTACTGCGGCAAGTGGTTTCCACTCCTGAGCAGTGCCATCGAGCATGGACTTTTTCACCCGAACTGTCGGCACAGCATCAATCTCTTCATCGACGGCGTGACTGAGCTCCCCGTGCCGATGGATAATTCCGAGATAGAGCGCCGTTACAAGGCTGAGCAGGCGCAGAGAGCTCTTGAACGCGAGGTCAGGAAAGCAAAGCGCAAGGTCGAGGGAAGCCTTGACCCTGCTGATGTCAAAAAGGCTAAAGACGAGCTGAGGAAAGCACAGAAGAACGTCCGCGACCATATCAACAAGACAAATGCCGATGAAGGAACAAGAGTCCTTGTACGCAAGCCATTGCAGGAGAAGATATACGGCGGTGATGTGCGTATCGGCTCAGATGCGGATCCTGTTTACGGTCCGAAGTCTCCGCCGGAATCAGTTCCGGAGGGATATGCAGTTGATGTGGACGTCGCGGCTCCGAAGCAGTCAGTTTCCGCACAGTATACAGGGGAGAAGATACCTGAGAAGTTGAAGGTGGCAGGCGGTCAGGTCACTGTCAGCGAGCCTGAGGAGGCGGAGGGAGCTTATACTGAGGAGAAGATACCACAAAAGGAAAAGCCCTACACAGAAGTGCAGGACGAATACGAAGCTACTGCTACACCAGGTGAAGGTGTTATCACCCGTGACAGTGATTATAAAGAGAAAAAGCACAAGGAAGAAATTGACTTTGCAGAATGGCTTCATAACAAATACGGCGGTGATATACATATTCAGCAAGAACGCCATGATAAAGAATACGCCGATTACATTTGGAGAGGGAAACACTGGGAATTAAAGTCTCCTGAAAGTCAAAAAGGTACAAACAGTGCATTAAAGAAAGGATATAGTCAAATAAGCGAAAATCCCGGAGGGGTAATGATTGACTATGGGGATCATGATATTGATTTAGATTTTGTAATGAAAGCTATTAAACTGCGTATGCAGTGGTATCATGGAGAAGCTATGGACATAATGCTTGTGCATCGTGGAAACGTCTTGAAAATACTTAGGTATAAAAAAAGATGAGGTAAAGCCTCTGCCCAGAATAGCGGAGGGAACCTCATCTTTGATTGCATTTCTGCTATCACTAATATTATACCATAATGATGACGATTTGTCAAGATATATTGCTGAAAGGTGGTGAGAAATAATGGAACTGAAAGACACGATAGAGCTCATGCAGTCCGAGAACTACAAGGAGCGGTTCAAAGCTGAGTATTATCAGGTGAAGATAAGACTTGAAAAGCTGGAAGCAATGCTCGAAAAGTGGGATAACGGAGAACTGGACTTCACACCTACTTGCCCGAGAATGGTATATGACGGTCAGGTACAGGCTATGTCAGACTACTGCTCAGCTCTGATAGCACGAGCTGCTATGGAGCATATCGTAATTGAATAACGCTTGAAAGCATTTGCCAAGGACATAAATGTCCCTCGCAGTGAGAATGTGGAGGAGTAAAAACAATGTACAACATTCCAACCGGCAGAATAGTCGAAAGTCTGTTCACGCCGTGGCTCATGAAGCATCTGAGCCGCAGAAGAAACGTTAAAAAGCACCGCTGAGGTGCATTTTTTATACCCAAAATCAAGAAAGAGAGGTCATGACCATGCCAACAGAAAACACTGATACAAAGGACACTCAGAACACCGCAGAAGCGCAGAACAATTCTACAGAGGATAATACATCCACCGAAGCACAGAACGGCTCTGCAAGCGAATCTGAGCAGGCTGAGAGCACACTCCCGAAAACTCAGGAGGAGCTTGACAAGCTCATCGAGCGCAGGCTCAAAAAGGAGCGGCGCGCATGGGAGAAGGAGAAAACAGCTCCCGAGCCTAAGACCGAGAGTGACGGCAGTACTGCCGCCGCAGCTCCTGATAACTCCGCAGAGATCGCATCCCTCAAGAGTGAACTCCAGGAGGCAAGAGCGCAGAACACCGCTGCAAAGCTCGGTTTCAAGGCTGATGCTATCGACGATGCTGTATATCTCGCAATGAGGAACGCTGCCAAGAACAATGACGGCGAGTTCGATGATGAGGACATCAAGACAGAGCTTTCCGCTGTCCTCAAAAAGCATCCAGAATGGAAAGCTGATGCAGGAAAGAGCGCGGGCTTCCGTGTAGGAGCTCCCGAGCCTAAGCCGAATGCGAATTCAACCAAGGTTACAGCGCAGAAACGCTGGAATAGATTCAATCATTAAGGAGGAATACTTATGCCTAACACAAACAACTATGCTGAGGTGTGGGAGAGCGAGCTTCTTGAATCCCGTATCCAGGAAACACTTTCGAGTCCCTTCGTGACTACTAATGTCCGCTGGCTCGACGCGAAGACCTTCCACTTCACACAGCAGTCCACATCCGGCTATAAGTCTCATAACAGAAACGGCGGCTGGAATTCCGGAAAGTATGTTCAGACGGATGTACCTTTCACAGTTACCCACGACAGAGACATTGAGTTCCTGGTAGACAAGGCTGATGTCGATGAGACAAACCAGACAGCATCTATCATGAATATCTCGCGCACATTCGAGACTAATCAGGCGTCGCCCGAGCAGGACGCTCTCTTCTTCTCGAAGACTGCGGCAAAGGCTGAGACTCTTGAAGGATATCACAGTGAGACAGCGGCAAACACCTATACAAAGTCGAATGTATTCGACAAGCTCAAGGGTATGCTCGCATCAGGCAAGCTCAGAAGATACAAGGCTCAGGGCGCACTTATCATGTATGTTACTTCCGCTATCATGGATCTGCTTGAACGTTGCCTCGACTTCACTCGCAAGATCGAGATGACGCAGATCGCAGAGGGCGCTGGAACAGGCCTCGAGACAAGAGTTACCGACATTGACGGTGTACCGCTCATGGAGGTTATAGACGATGAGCGTTTCTATGACCGCTTCAACTTCGATCCGGAGGACGGCGGCTTCGAGCCTGCGCTTGCTGACTATGCACTCACTCAGGATACCGACATCGTTGACGGCAAGACCTACTACACTCGTTCCGGTTCTGAGGGCGCGTATACTTATACAGCAGTTGCTTCGCCTTCAAAGTCAAGCCTCGGCAGCTACTATGAGAAGACTGCTCTCGGTTCCAGAAAGATCAACGTACTCATCGCTTCTCCTCTTACCACAAAGGTAGTTCCGAAGATATCAAGCATCTACTTCTTCGCTCCCGGCAGTCATACCAAGGGTGACGGCTACCTCTACCAGAATAGAGCACTGTCCGATGTATTCACCTTCCCGAACGGTAAAGACGGCAAGGTCGACAGTATCTATGTTGATGTAGATACAACTGAATACACGGGTTCATGAGCGCGTATCTGAGACCTGGGGAGTACCACGGCAGCATACCTTCGGACCAGCTTGAGAGCAGGATCCGCAGGGCTTGCAGAGACATCGACAGTCTGACGTTCAACAGGATCGTCAAGGCCGGCTTTGAGAATCTGACAGAGTTCCAGCAGGAGCTCATCAAGGAATCCGTAGTGCTCCACATGGACTTCTGTTACGAGAACGCTGAGCTTCTCGAGTCGCCGCTGAGTGCTTATTCTATCAACGGAGTGAGTATGAGCTTTGACAAGTCAAAGATAGTCACAGTAGGCGGTGTTACGACTTCAAGCGAGGTCTACGGACTGCTTATGCAGACGGGACTATGCTATAGGGGGCTGATGTGAATGAAGTATCCTCAGCTCGTACCGGATAAGGTATGCAAAACTCCCATAACAGTGTACAGGGAGGGTGGTCTCAACAGGGACGGCTCTCCCAAGCGTACCGTTATATACGAGGGAAAGTGCAACTACAGCGAAAAGACTTTCCAGCGCATGACCGCAGACAAGCAGCTCGTTACGCTCAATGCGACGGCGCTTTTCAACGGTGACATTGCTCCCGATGTTGATAATATCGAGGGCGACGTTGAAGTTCTCAGCGGCATTCACCGTCGAATTTACGCAAGTCAGAAGAACCGCAACCCTGACGGATCTGTGAACTATACTCGACTGGAGCTGATATAATGAAAGTCAAGGTAACGCTTAACAAAGCTGTGATACAGCGCATATCTGATGCCGCAAAAGCCGCAGCTGTCGATACAATGGAGCAGTTATGCACTGACCTTGTGGACTCTAAAACAATGCCGTTCGACAGCGGAGATATGCAGAATAATCAGACCTTTGTTGCAGTTGAGGGTGAAGATATTATAAACGGCGTTGAGACCTATTCAGTGAGCCTTGTAACCGGCTCTCCGCAGGCTCGGCGATTGTATTATCACCCTGAGTACAACTTTCAGCAGAAGGAAGGCGCTAACGGTTCGCGCGGTGCATTCTGGCTTGAACCGTATATCAGCGGAAGCAAGAAGAACTTCATACGCGACAAATACACTGAGCTGTTCAAAAGGAGGGCGGGGCTGTGAACTATCTGACACTGCTTGAAGTCGCTGATATACTCGCGGAGCTGCTCAGCTTCGAGGACATTACTGCCGGTACTATAGACTGCTCCCTCAGCGAGACCATAGGCGTATACCAGCGCGGAGAATTCGTTCCGCGTGAGTGCATAGGTACTGACAGCAGCTACGAAACATCAAAGCTCAGACTGCTTGTACGGTGGGGCAAGAATCCCACAACGGCAGAAGCTAAGGCTGCCGAGCTTGCAGGACTTGTGCAGGCGCTCAGAGATATGCCAACAGGATCGCATATTATCAAATTCGCGGACGTGAAAGCTGTCCGCGCCATAGGAAAAGACGAAAAAGGCGTCTGCGAGTATACCGTAGACGCTGATGTTATCTATTCAGAAAGGAATGAATAAACTATGCCTGATGAGAACAATGTAACAACAACTCCCGTAAGCGGAGTTTATCCCTGCTATGAGAATCAGTTCAGTATCGACATTACCGGCGGTGACGGCACTACAGAGGCAAACCTCAAGACCATTGCAGATATGGAGACTTTCTCCGTAGCTATTGACGGCAACGTTGAGGAGTGGAATCCCTTCGACACCGAGGGCTGGACACGCCGTCTCGTAACCGGTAAGGCTATCACTATCTCGGTCAGCGGCAAGCGAAATGTCGGTGATGCCGGTAACGACTACATCGAAAGCATTGCGACCAAGACAGGACAGGAGTGTTCAACTACGTTAATATGGAAATTCCCGAGCGGAGCCACTCTTACAATGCCCTGCGTCGTAAACGTCACAGAGTGGGGAGCAGGTGACTCGCGCAACGTTGCACCTCTTGCGTTCGATGTAATGAGTGACGGTAAGCCGACTTTCACACCGGCGGCCTGACGACTGCTGCAACGTCAGAGCCGCAGAATGAACCAAGCAGTAATGAAATAACAGAAACAGCGTCCGATCCTGAATGACCGGGCGCTGTGTGATAAATGGAGGTAATGCGATATGGCAAGAATGTACACACTGGACAAAAAGCTGCTTTGCGGCAGTCCTGAGATAAGAATAGGTGAAAAGGTCTATCCGGTCGATGACCGAACAAAAACCGTAAAAAAGATACTGAAGCTTTTTAGTGATAAGAGCAGTAAAGCTGATGACACTGAGAATACGGAGGAAGCACTTAAACTTGCATTCGGCGAGAAGTACAGGGAGATAGAAGCTCTTGACCTGCCGTTTGCAGCTTATCAGGAGCTCGTTAACCTCGTTATCGCTGCAATGACCGGTGAAGAGCCGAAGGAGAAAAATGACTCCTTTCCCGAGCTCGAACAGTGAGGTATGGTACGACCTTGAGCATGACGCAGAGCTCATCACGCAGTCAGTAGCAAAGCAGTATAAGCTTCTTCCCTCGGAGCAGGAGAAGATACACTACTCCGAGTGGCTGCTGCTTGTTGGAGGTCTCATGGAAGATACTCCGCTCGGTCAGATAGTGCTAATACGTAAGGAAAAAGACCGCGACCGTATAAAACGGTTCACGCCTTATGAGATGAGGATACACAACGAGTGGCGGAGTTTCCGGACAAAGAAAATGCTTTCAAATGCCAAGCCGGAGGACTTCTCGAAGCAGTTTGAGAAGATGTTTTCGGCTATGTTTGGCTGATTGACAAAAAATGCTCTAAACAAGGAGGAGGTGAGAGTATGCCGGAAACAAGTGCAGGTGCTATATCGCTTGATCTGACTATCCAGGACAAGCTGACTGAGCAGATAGAACGGTCGATATCGTCTGCGAGAAGGTATGCAGAATCACTCGGCAGAGAGCTTGAAAATTCAATAACTGCGCCGATAAAGCGTGCAGCTGAAAAGGTAAAGGCAGTTGATGTACCTGTCAGCGTCAGAACTGAGGATATCACAGGAAAGCTCCACGAAACACTGGAGAATACGAAAACAACTCTGGATATCCCTGTCGATGTCAGTAGCGGGAATATCGCTCAGAAAGTCCATGATATCACAGAGCAGGCGCAGACGGCTATAACTATTCCGGTTGATATCGAGCCGGAAAGCGCTTTCCGCGCAGTTGAGGAGAAGATGAGCAGCATTGCTGAGAGTATCCGGGAGAAGCTCGGAGCTATCGACTTCCCGACTGCAAGTGCTGAGAGATTCACATGTCAGCTTGAAGTTATGACTGAGAAGCTGGCTCTGATGCAGAAAACGTGGCAGGAACTCTCAGCAGCGGACCCTTTCAGTACGGCAGCAGACCGTGCAGGTAAACTCGAAAAGAAGATAGCCGACCTTGAGAACCGGCTTGCAAAGCTCTCGAAGGGCGGCAAGATCGCATTACCGGAGCCGCGTAAGGTCAAAACTCCAACAGCTACGGTCACGAAAACTGATACAGGCAAAAGCAGCGTGCCTGCTGTAGACGTTGGTCCTGCTATTGGCGGAGGAATAAGCGGTATAGCCGGTATGATAGGTACCGCTGTTAGTGGAAATCCCGCTATCGGTTCGGCTGTCAGCTCTGTCGCAAGTACGATAACAGGCACTCTTGGAAATGCGTTCAAGGGCCTTCACAACCTGATAAACAAGGTCACAGGCAACGCCTCAGCAAAGCTGAAGAAGCTCATCGGCAATATCATAGACATCACCAAGCCGCTGAGAAAGCTCGGCGACACTCTGAAACGAGCATTCAAGAGCGTATTTCTTGCTGCCGGTGCTTACGCAGCATTCCGCGCACTGAAGGACGGACTGCTCGAAGCGGCAAATGCTGATGAGCGCTTTGTGAAGTCTCTGAATGAGGTCAAAGCCAATCTCGCAATAGCGTTTACACCGATAATTCAGCAAGTAATGCCTATGCTTGACAGTCTGATGGAAAAGCTTGCAGTGACTACCAAGCAGATAGCTGCATTCACAGCAAACCTGTTTGGCATGACCTACAAACAGGCTGCCGATGCTGCTAAGAAGATAAAGGACGTTACAGCTGCCGCAAAGAAAGCGAAGATGGCAGTCGCAGGCATAGATGAGCTGAATATCCTCTCTGACGGCAGTGACGATGATAAACAAGGCATCGACTACAGCAAGCTTGATATGTCTGAGCCTGAGCTCCCTGACTGGGCGGAACGGCTCAAAACCTCAATAAAAACCGGAGACTGGAACGGTGCAGGAAGAGCACTCGCGGCGAAAGTCAACGAAGTTCTCGGCTCTGTGAACTGGGAAAAGGCTGAGCAGAAAGTCAAAGAAAAGGTCAGGAACCTTGCAGACCTGATAAACGGCTTCACGGACGAGCTTGACCCACGCGGGATAGGTAATGCTATCGCCGGAACTCTTAACACGATAACCGGAGCAGTAACAACTTTTGCCGACACGGTCAACTGGGGCAGGATAGGTCGTAAGCTCGCATCAGGGCTCAATACTGCTGTCCGTAAGATAAAGTGGCGTCAGCTTGGCAAGGCTCTTACATCGGGTATAAAGATACTCACTGACGTTCTTTACAATTTCTCTGAGGAGTTCGACTTCAAACAGTTAGGCAGCGGTCTGAGCAGAGCCATGAACGGAGCGGTTGCCAATGTTGACACTGCAAAGATAGGCAGTACCCTTTCAAATATAATCAAAGGCTCGATATCTGCTGCAACGGAGTTTCTAAAGGGAACCGACTTCAACATGATAGGCGAGAAGATAGGAGATTTCCTTGAAAACCTCGACTTCGAGAATATTCTCAGAGGTGGAGCATCTCTTATCAGGAAGATATTCTCGTCCATGCTCGATATAGCAGACGGACTGCTTGATAATACAGACTGGGCGAGTATCGGATTATCCATAGGCAGAGGACTCGGCGGAGCTGAGAAGGACGGCGTGCAGGAAGGTCTCTCGGGCGAAAACGGCATCTTTGACGGCTTCTGGGCAAAGCTCGTGCGAGTAATGCTCAAATGGTCAGCGGCAATGTCTGACCTCGCAGTCACTATCGGTGCAGGCATAGTATGGGGCATACTCGACGGTATTACCGGCGAACTCAAAAGTATCGGGAAATGGCTCGACGACAATATCGTAATGCCGTTTATTGACGGTATCAGGGACAAATTCGGTATAAAGAACGGCAGCTCGTCCAAGACCAAGAACATAGGCAGCAGTCTGATGACCGGTATCAAGAACGGTGCTTCCGAAAAGCTTGAATCCGCGAAAAAGGTATTTACCGGACTTCGCGAGAGTATAGAGGCAATATTCACGGATATCGGCGACTGGTTCAAGGTGAAATTTGAATCAGCACGAGACAATGTAAAAAAACCGTTCAGCTCTATCGGGTTATGGTTTGCTGAGAAATGCAGTGAGATAAGAGCACCATTTCTGAATGTTGGTTCGTGGTTCGGAGAGCGGTTTCAGGCTGCACGTGATAATATCGAGCGTATATTCAATGACGTAGGCGCGTATTTTGGCAAGCGCTGGGACGATATCAAAGAGCATTACAGCACGGTGGGTTCATGGTTCAGAGACCGCTTCGAGGCTGCATATGACAATATCCGCAACGTGTGGAGTTATCTTCCTGACGTATTCGACCAGATATGGAGTGATATCAAGGATTCGGCTCTCGACAGCCTTAACGACATTCTCGGCGGACTTGATGAGTTCTGTGGGAAATTAGCTGATGTTCTGAGTTCAATGTCAGTCGCAGGCATTGGTGGAAACATCCTTCTGCCTAAGATATCGAAGATACCGCACCTTGCGACCGGTGGACTTGCCAAAGCTCCGACACTGGCAATGGTAGGCGATAACAGGAATGCACGCAGCGACCCCGAGGTCATTTCTCCGCTTTCAAAATTGCAGGGAATGATCGATTCCGGCAGCAATGCAGAAATCGTAGAACTGCTAAGACTGATAGTCGAACTGCTCAGAAACGGCATATCTGCGGAGCTTATAGGTTCGATGTTCGGCAGCGACTTCAAACGTACAGTGCTCCGGATAGTTGCCGAGGATAATACAAGGAGAGGATAGAATGAACGTAATACTGTCGATAAATGGAAAAGCTCCGGCAGTTCAGCCGCTGAGCGACGGCGGATACAGCGTTGTTACGTCTGACTTGCTTTCTTCGGGTTCAGGGCGGTCTGCTGAAACAGGAAGAACTATTCGTTACAAAGTAAGAGCGAATACATACAAGCTCTCCCTCAAATTCAAAGGACTGAAAGAGGAAGTAGCAAGTGTATATGCACAGATAAAGGCTTTCACTCTGACAGTCAGATTCTATGACCCGAGTGAGGGCGGATATGTAACGGCAGACTTCTATTCAGGTGACCCGACATTTGTTCCTGACCAGTATACTGCTGAGCTGTCTGTTAATCTGATCGAGATATGAGGTGATAGGGTGTATGAAGTAAGAAGCGAATTCAGGACGGCTATGCTGTCCGGAGATGTCCGCCATAGAATAAGAGGTGTTATCACTGACGTGACCGGCTCTGATATCTCCATTTGTGAAGAGATCGGCGAGAATGTCAGGATAGAGCAGCAATGCACGACAGATACAGACGTGTTTGCAGTGGGGCAGCTTTATACCGGCACGGTCGAGCTGACACTGCTCGGAGCAGATGAACTACAGCGTGAGACACTCCGCGGCGGAACGGTAACTCTTGAATTCGGACTTGAAGGGCATGATGAATGGGTACCGCTTGGTATCTGGAACATCACCGACCCGCAGCGCGGTTCCGAGAACAGCATAATGATCAAGGGAGTGGATAACACGTCCAAGCTTGACGTGGAAATACCTGTATTTGTCGGACACGTCAAAATGACCGACCGTATACGCATGATAAAGAAACTCACAGGACTGGAATTTGCACAGACAGCAGAGGAACTCTCGGCACTCGCAGGGGCAGATATAACGTCCAATGACGTATTTGGAACGAGTTATTGTCCGACGTGCAGGGCTGAGGTTTGCGCTATAGCTGAATTTATAGGCGGTATTGCCTTCATCGACCGCGAAGGCAGGATAGCGTTCCGGCGATTTGGTGACAATGCAGGCGAGTATGTGGTACCTGCGTCAAGGCGATTTCGCGCCGACCTGAGTGAGTACAGCTTCAAGGTTACGGCTGTAAGCTACAGTGAGGACGGCAAAACAGCCACAACTCCGGAAGCACCGGGAGAAGATGCAAATACGCGAGCCTGCCTGCCGCTGAATGGCTATCCATATGCACAATATATAAACGAATCCGATATAGCAGATGCTCTCATGAGGGTACGCGATAATCTTGCGAGTGCCGGAGTATGGGTACCGGGAAGCTTTGATTATGCCGGAGACCCCACTATCGACCTCGGAGACCGTTTGTATCTGACCGGAGGAGTGACCGGTGCCGCGCAGTCAGCATTCCTCGTCACAGCGCAGACATGGCAGTTTCGCGGACCGCACACCCTCATATCAGCCGGAGCAGGCGAATCCGTAGGGAATTACAACAGCGGAGGCGGAAGTGCCGGAGGAGGCGGAAGCTCGACAACTATCATAGAGGACCCGCTGAATTTTGTGAAGATGCGGGAAATACCCGGAGAAATAGCATCTGACCCGGTCATAGCGGCAGAAGCGTATTTCAGGGCGGCATTGCCGACAGTGCTGTATGTCAGCGTATCAGCAGCCGTGGAAAGTAATGAGGATAGTCTGACAAGTATCAGAGTGTACCTCGACGGTAACGAGCTTTATATGTGCAGTGAAGACACATTATCTGCCGGTGAGCGTCGTACAGTGCATTTCGGGCAGATGTGTACAGTTACCGCCGGCTTGCATAATTTGGCAGTGGAAGCGACCGGAGCAGGCAGTATAAAGCGTATCACAGGTTCAGTATTCGGAAAGAAGATATCCGCTGATATTTCAATGATACGCACATGGGGAGAAGCTTCTGTCTTTAAATGGAGCGACATATTACTCTTGAAATGGGGAGATATAAATGGAACGAACGACTAATTTCGGACTTTATAAGCCGGGTGCGGACGATTTTATAAGCATTGATGACATCAATGCGAATATGGACATAATCGATGAGGCGCTTGCGAACAGGTCCGGCGGCAATACACCTGTCAGCGCAATGCTCGTCGCTGATTCAGCAGGTGACTCAATAATCGGAGACGCACAGAAGGAGGAAGAATAATGGCAATAGAGAAAACTATAGAGAAAACTATATTTGCCGGAATGAGTGATGCACAAAAGAGAACAGCGTTTAAAGAATGGCTCGCTGATTCCGGGCTTTTTGATAGTGTTGAACTCGACGGTACGACTGTAAAATGCTATGTTGGGGAAAGACTTGTGTATGAATTCTGGAAAACAGCGTCGTATCATGTTGCGCACTTAAAAAATGGGTACGAATGGGATATGGGCGATTTCGGCATTTCTCAACTCTCCTATGGTGTAAAAACTTCCAAGGGAATTTATATTCAGGCACAGCAGACATATAAAATGCATATTTTTATTACCAAATCAAACAACGGCGATATTGTTGTGTTAAGAAATTATCATGAACTAGAAGTAAACGTACCGGATTTGGAAAAAAGTCCGGCTTATGTTTCAGGTACCTATACATGGAATGTGCCCGGTTCTTGTTTCGTAAAACAAGAGGCAACGTCAATGGCTCCGATATCTTCATATGGAACCAATACCTATCCGGTCGGCTTATATTTAATTGTTTTTAATCAGTATCCCAATGAAGAAGCGAAAATAATAGTTGACGGTAAAAAATATTATTCAAACGGATTCATAGCACTGGAGGAATGATATGCAGTACATAATAATGCTCGCGATAGTCCTCGGACTGGCTCTCGCGGACTTTGCAACAGGACTAATAAAAGGCTACATCACGCACCAGCTCAACAGTGCGAAAATGCGAAGCGGCGGGCTCAACAAAATATGTGAGCTCATCATCATGGCTACAGCGTGCGGACTTGAAGTCGGTATAAATCAGCTCGGGCACTACTATGAGAGCGACGTTCTCGCCGGTATCGCTGGAGCAGTAGCGGCAATCGTGGTATTTGGATATATTGTTATTATGGAGCTAATCTCCATACTTGAAAACTACGCGGAAATAAACAAAGATGCCGCTTGGGTAGGAAGACTGCTCAAACGGCTGAAAAATGTAAGTGATAAAGAAAAATAATTATTTTTTAATAAACGGTTTTCCATTGAGAAATACGCTTTTCCCGACCCCTTATGCGGATACACTCACAGAAAGGAAAAAATTATGTTATCAATAATCAGAATAGAATTCATACGATTCATAAGCTATGACTACACCAGTGCCCGAAGCCTGAACAGGGTAGAACTGTGTGTTGACTCTGCAAGCGAGCTTCCGGCAGTCGACGCCTTTGATAATATGCTCCTGGCTCAGGGAAGCATTGCGTGGGACGTCAGCACTGGAGACTTCTATGGTCTCGGCTCAGACGGCACATGGTACAAACAGGACGGTACAGGTGCATATGAACCTGATTCAGATGCTGCTCCTAATCTTAACATCGGCAGCTTAAATCGTCCGTCTGTACAGCCTATATCAGACACATTTAATATGTCCCCGACATCTCTGAACGAATCAGATGACACACCAATCCCTGAGGAAAGCGAGGTAAATGCAGATGACGAGTCTTTACGAGGTGCTGAAACGGAGTAAAACTGCCCCACAATTAGCGCCTGATATGTTTACAGCATTGTGGGCAAAGTCCATCACCGCCGGGAAAACGATTGAACTGTCTGGGCAAGTGCCGCTGTCTTTTAAGGCTAACGGCGAACCGCTTCTCGACTACCTCATCAGCGGCAACACAGTCCAGTCCGGCACACCGACTCAGGATAACCCGTTAACTCCGAGCGAGTGTGGAGATTTAGAAGCAACAGGTGAACACGCAGGACAGTTTAAAATCCCGATTTCATCAGCAGGACAGACAAACAACATCTACCTTGGTGAAGTACAGACAACAAGACAGATTAAGAAGTTAGTGCTGACCGGAGAAGAGCTGTGGGGTAAGAGTGGAGACGGAATCTATTCATATTTTGGCTTACGTCTTGGAGATTCTTCAACCACATTTACAACTGCGGTATGTACACATTATGAAAATGTTGATGTCACAAAAACTTCCCCTGCTGTTGGATTTATGTTGACCGCAAGTTCGAGAAATCTGCGCATTAGAACGAACGACGTAGAAAATGTTTCACTTAATGACTTCGTATCATTCCTTACACAGCAATATGCAAATGGCACACCAGTCACCGTCTGGTATGTTTTAGACACGCCCGAAACAGGCTTAGTAAACGAGCCTATAAGAAAGATTGGTGATTATGCTGATACTCTAAGCATGGAACAGGCAGGGGTGCAGATACCGACTAACAAGGGCAGTACAACGCTCGATGTACTGACAGCGGTTAAACCGAGTAACGTGAGCATCAAATACAGAGTATAAGGAGGATAATGACAATGACTAAAAACGGAATTGATGTCTCGAAGTATCAGGGAAACATCGCATGGAAACAGGTAAAGGACAGCGGAATTGAGTTCGCCATTATCAAAGCAGGCGGCTCTGATGACGGATTCTATATAGACCCGACCTACGAAGCAAACTACAAGAATGCCAAAGCAGTCGGAATGCCAGTCGGAGCATATTATATAGTGGGACCGTACTGCGTATCTAAAGAAGACGGCATTGCAGATGCAAAGCGATTCCTGAAAATGCTTGAAGGTAAGACCTTTGAGTATCCTGTCTACATCGACCTTGAAACTACGTCACCGGCAACGAAAGCCGGAACAACTGACGCGGTACTCGCCTTCTGTCAGACTATGGAGGTGGCAGGATATTTCTGCGGCATATACGCATCGGATATATCCGGATTCAAGGATAGGCTTGACATTGACCACATCAACTCTCGTGCTAAATGGGTTGCAAGCTATGGAAGTAAGCCTACATATACCAAGTCTTACGGAATGTGGCAGAAGTCGGACAAAGGACGTGTGCCCGGTATAGCCGGAGACGTTGACCTCGACGAATGTTTTGTCGATTACCCGAAAATCATCAAAAATGCTGGCGACAACGGCTTCCCGAAGCATACAGCTCCTGCGCACACCAAGAAGACCATGAAAGTCACTGTCGAGTACGATGACCACACCTACAGCGGGCTCCTTGAGGAGCAGTAAGTTCTTCATTTTCGACATGGTCCTAAGATTATATCTTGACCTGCGGCATATCATGATGTATAATATCAATTTGGAAATGCCTGAATTCGATCCGCACTTAAATCTACAGACATTTCTGAAAAACCTCCCCTCAGAGCCGATTCGAGGGGAGGTTTTTTTATATCTTTTTGGAGTTCAGACCGCCGAGTTGTGATATTATCACCTTTGCCATACGCGGGTCAGGGTTTTTTATATTTACCGGATACTGTAATTTATTACAATATCCATGTTGTACATAAGAGAATATGGCTGTATACAGCCATTTGATTTTGCCGATGATTCACTATAATTCAAAAAACATACTATATCTATTTCTGCAAGAAAAAGATTATCAATTCACTTGAAATATCTTACAATTTAGCGTATAATATAATATAAGTAGTATTGGTCTATTATCTGTAAAGGAGATGACTATTATGAATATCGCCGAAAAACGAACTCTGCCTACCGGTATACAGAGCTTTGAGAAGCTCAGAGAATTTAACGCCGTTTACGTTGACAAAACTGAATTTGTATATAAGCTCGTGCATGAAGTAACTCCTTTTTTTCTGAGCCGCCCAAGACGCTTCGGAAAGAGCCTTCTCCTTTCAACGCTTCGTGCTTATTGGGAGGGCAAGAAAGAGCTGTTTAAGGGACTTGCTATCGAGCAGCTTGAGGCTGATAATCCCGATGCATGGCAGCCTTATCCTGTTTTTTATTTTGACTTGAACGGACAGGACTACACAAAGCCTTCCGCCTTAGAGAATACATTGTCTACGCATCTTAAGACATGGGAGCAGCAGTACGAATGCACTACCAATGAAGAATCACTTCCGATACGTTTCAAGAATCTGCTTACTGCTGTACATGAAAAAACAGGCAAGCGCTGTGTAGTTCTCGTTGACGAATATGATAAGCCTCTGCTTGATCTTTCTGAGCACCCTGAACTTCGTGAACATAATAAGGCTGTTTTCAAAGGCTTCTTTGGCAACCTTAAAAGCTGTGACGATCATATCCGCTTTGTGTTTATAACAGGCGTGACAAAATATCACAAAGTCAGCATTTTCAGCGACTTGAACCAGCTTTTTGATATATCGCTGAGCGAAGAATTTGCAGCTATTTGTGGAATAACTGAGGATGAACTTAGAAAATGTTTTTCGCCTGAAATTAAAGAAATGGCAGAAAAACAAAAAATAGACGAAATCGTATGTATGCAAAAGCTCAAAGAATATTATGATGGTTATCATTTTCATCAGGACGGCGAAGGCGTGTATAACCCCTACAGTCTTCTGAAAGCATTCTTCACCAAATCATTTGACTCATTCTGGTTCGAGAGCGGTACGCCGACATTTCTGGTGAAGCGACTTAGGTCTATGGATTTTGATCTACGCAGATTAAGCAACGAGACCTTGTACGCTAACGCAAGTATGCTTAAGGACTACAGCGAGGACAATCCTGACCCGATACCGCTTTTGTATCAGACAGGCTATCTGACTATCGCTGATTACGACCCAACTGCCCATGAGTATACGCTTGCGTTTCCGAACAATGAGGTCAAGTACGGCTTCCTTGAATGTCTGATGCCGGAATATGTTTCTGATTATGGCTCGGGATCTGGTATAGATATTTTTACTCTCAGGCGCTATATAAACCGCGGAGAACTGGAAAGCATTAAGAATGTGCTCACCGCTCTTTTCGCAAGGATAACCTATACTACAAAAGACACTGCCTTTGAGCATTATTTTCAGACCGTCATCTACCTTGTTTTTACTCTGCTTGGACAGTTTACAGAATGTGAGATGCACACTTTTACAGGACGTATTGACTGCAAGGTGGAAACGGACAAATTCATCTACCTGTTTGAGTTTAAGCGTGATAGATCAGCCGATGAAGCCTTGAAGCAGATAGACGATAAAAGCTATTCGCTTCCGTTTGCAGCAGATCAGAGAACTCTCTACAAGATAGGCGTATCCTTTGATTCTGAAAAGCGTATCCTTTCCGATTGGAAGTCTGTTGAAGCATAATATCGTAACATAGAAACAGCTCCGGGGGATACCCCGGAGCTGTCTTTGGATTTAGCATTAATCCATAAGGATCTCCATATTCTTCATATGTGAGATATCCTGACCTGTGAACGCTATCTGCATAAGCGCATAAGTAACGTCCGCAGCGATCTTTTCTTCCTCTTCCTTCGTGTGTTTGGGAATATGACAGATGACCGTGGCACCGCTGTATCTTGTTTTCAACACGGCGATAAGCTCGGTGTCTGTCTCGGTCTCACTTATAACGTCATACTCTGAGCGCTCCCACAGTGAAGGCTGTTCTTTCTTCTTTTTTGCCATACTATCCTGCTCCTTTCGTTTAATTATATGCGGTATCGCTTGTACCGCTTGCTGTTTTGTATTTTGATGTAAAATATTTATAGGCTGGCTCCCGAAAAGGAGCCAACATTATTAGCAGCCATATATTTCCTTGAACTTCTCGTAGAGAGGAGTCTCGACGAAGTTGACGACTCTGCCTTTCATGGTCAGTGCCTCGTTCTCGCCAGTCTCCTTATTGTAGCCGTCAAATTCAAGGATTGTGTCGCCAGCCTTGAACTTGTTGAAGCCAGCATCAACAGCGTTGCTGTAGCCGAGCTTCTGCGCCACTCTGTCCTCAGACTTGCCGGGACGACAGAAGCTCTTCATATTAGCCTGCTTCATCACGTCAAGGTGTGAGCTACCCTGATTATAATAATCTTGCGTAGCTCCTATCAGAGCTGTGTGGAACTTACGCCCCTGTTTAACAATCGTCTGAAGCGGTGAGCCCGTGCTGAAATCCTGATCTATAAGCTCGTCTATCACAATGGATAGAAAGCCATTGTCATGGGACATCTGCCAGTTGAAGAGGCTTCCGACCATCATATCGAGAAGCTGATGTGTGCTGTCACCGACCTCGTTACCGAGGTTTATAACTATGATCTTACGTTCCTGCAAGAACAGGTCGTCCCAGGTCTGCTCCTCGTATCCTACTTCATTGATGTCATCAAGGACTGACTGAACGCAGTCAGCCACACCAGCACCAAAACCTCCAGTTTTCTCTAATTCAGAGCAAAGGTTATTCAGAGATACCGAGTATTCTTTATCTTTGAGATAGTCAGATAAGAAGCCCTTCAGCTTTCGTGATGTACCCTTGTCGATAGGTCCTGTAGCTGCTCTGAGAACACTGTATATAGCTCTCTTTTTGTCAGGAAGAGTCTCACAGCCTCTCAGTGAGCCGAGGTCAACTGGTATCATATCCATGCCGTATTCAGCACCGATATTGATAAAACGGAAGAGTTCCTCAACTACTTCAGGTGGAAGCATCTTAAGGAGCTTTTCCTTAGTGTAACTGCCGCTGACATCAAACACAACAACGATTTGACCGAGCATAAAAAGCATACAGATTATCTGAGCAATAGCCCAACTTTTGCCGGATCCGGTTTTGCCTGTGCCGAAGTAGATGTTCGACTCTTCAGCTGCATAGCGAAGCATCTTGCCTGCGAATCTTCCATCAACCGTCTTAATCAACGGCAGGAAGCCTTCTCTCGGTATCTCATCGTACTTGAACAGGTTCGCCTCTTTATCCAACAACTCGAATCTAAGCTTGTTCTCCTGCGTAAGCAGCTTATAGCTTATTGCGTGTACATATAGAGGATACGGAATGCCGTCAGAGGTTTCAGCCGCTATCCTCACGCTTTTTTCATCCCTTGGATTCTTGGGAAGGTATCCTCCACTGTAAAGAGCAGCAGTCAAGCTGTCGGTATCAGCTACAGAGGACATTTCGTTCTTAGCAATGTCAAAGCTGTCAGCCGTTTCCACATAGATCCGGCGTTCATCCTTATCAACTACTATCGTATGACTGCCCTTATCAAACGGAGTTGTCTCTTCCTTCAATATCAAGCGGTAATAGCCCTCAGCGATCTTCTGGTTGAGAATCTTTCCGTACTCGGAGCAGATCACGTCGTACAGCGGCTGTATCTCCTGCTCCTGAGAGCAAAGCCATTCTTGTATATACTGTTCGATATCTGGACAGAACAGCGGTGTGTACCACTCGTTGTAGATCCGCAATGCCGTCATTAACATGATATAGGTATTGTGCTTGGATGAAGGGAGTGCAGTAGGAATATTGTTTTGTATCTCATCGACGTGCTTGTTAAAAGCTTTGATGAAATTGCCGCAGTTGCAGCCATATTCGGTTCTGAGAATCATATTCGCATCCAAGCGTTTGAGTGCGGTTCTATACGTCTCAACCGAATACTCTGTTGTCGTATCGCTGAACTTAAGTACACATCGCTTATCCGGCGGAATATATATATCAGCCCATTGTGATATGAGCGCTGTAATATGATGTGCGGTCTTATCGTTTCCGCCTGCACTGCTTGTATCATTGATAAGCAAGTCGTAGCCTTTCTCCGCCTTCTTTACCTGATCGGCAGCGTATACATCCACTGCTACCACAACGCCGTCATTAACGGTCTCCAAATCAAACTTTAAAGGCCTGACATTCGGGCCTATAGGTGGTGCATCGAGAGAGTCATACCTTGTGTTCTTCAATAATGCAACAGGAAGGTTGCTGGGAATCTCGGCAGAAGGTTTTACAATCAGCGTGTTATCTGAACATTTAGACTTCTCTGCAAAGAAGCTCTGATGAAAACTTGCCATTCTGCACAGCAATGCGACCTCTAATTCCTTTTGTCCTGCAAACAGTGGAGCCAATATTGGAGTCACATCAATTGTCCTCAAGTCGCTTGAGGGTGGGAATTGCCGGCAAGTCACAGAAGACGGAAGATATTTGAATAATTCTTTGCGGAGCATTCGCGGCGGAGTGAAATGAATTTTACCGTCGAGGCATCTCGAGAAACCTTGCCGCTCCCCAACATACTCTAAGGAATCGTGTGAAGGAACTGCTATTCGCTTACCTATTATGTATAATAGGAGCTTGCCGACTTCCTTGGAATCACAAGCTGTCTGTCCCTTGAGCTGAGGAAAACAACTAAGTATGCGCTCGGGAGTATATTTGCTCTGCGGAATAGCCGCTGTCGCTGCCGGAACATTGATTCCAGGTGTGTAACCTACAACGAGATTGTCAAAACCCGAAAAGTCATTGTTATATACTTTAAGCCAATTTAACTTAAAAGACATAACAAAAGAGGCTGAAAGAAATTTGCCTTTTCTTAGCTTCATCTTGAACCAAATCGTCCCCTCGTTGTCACTGACGTACATGTCCTGGCTCAGTCGTGAGATAAAAAGTGGATTTCTTAACAATTCCGCCATGTTGCTAAACTGGCCGGCAATCTTGTTAAGATTCTTGTCGTAGACAGTCAGTCGAAGTCCGAGATCCTTCTGAAGGCTTACGAGTTCAGTTGCTGTTTGTAGCGCAGCTGTGTACTGTGCATCAGGATTTGTTACCTGACTTTGTTGTTGTGCCGGAATTGGCACAGATGAGGGAAAATTCATATCGTCCCATCCTCCTTTAAAAATTTTATCATTTGGCGTGAAATGCGGTGGAAAAATGAATCTTCTATTCGCTACGCTGAAAAAGTGTTCTTTTTTCATCAGTATCAGAAACTGTTTTTTTCGGTACCGCATTTTTAAGCACTCAGCACATTTTTTTGGAATCCGAGTGTTGCCAGCTCCATTTCAACGTGCTATAATGTGATTGTATTTTTTGAAAGAAGACGAGACGGGATTTTTCAAACTTACATCTTGTCTCATCTTCTTTTAGCGAGTATTATATTGCTTGAACAACATTTTGGGAGGTATTATAATGCCAGGAACAGAAATATCCTTTGCAGAGTATGCGCAAGCATTCTATGAGACCGTTTATGACAGTAAACCACCAAAGGCTTTATTTATGAAAGAATTTCTAATAATTGGGCTGAATGATTATCAAAAAGAAACCATCAATGATATATTCCCGACGATAATAAACGACAACGGAAAGCGCATTATAGAAAAGAACAAGGCCGATCGACTACGAAAATATCTCCGAGGTGAGAATGGTATCAGTGACCTCATCAGTGAGCTTGGATGGAAATTCGACTCAGAATTCAAGAGGCGATATATTGAGGAGTTGCAAGAATTTGATGAATCGAAGCTGATAGAGTTTGCCCAAAGATTCCAGCTAGATGTAGACGAAGACAATATCGATCAAGTTTCAGAAGCTATCGCCGACTTGTATATTGCTATAATTAATAATGAATCCTCGAAGAAATTCTCAAAGGCAAGCAAGATAACAATAATTTCTAAACCAGACAAGAAAGAATTATTTTCTTCATATACGCTTAATAAGTCTGAGAAGCAGGCGATTATTAATATCTGTAAACTGATAAAAACTGAGCTGAAACAACTAGAATCTCATACTACTAAAATCAGCAATAAGCGCAATGAGCTAAAAAAGCTCACTGATTCCGCGGAAAACAAACACTGGAAAAAGTATCTTGAAGCCGAAATCTCATCATATATTAGACGACTTGACAAAAGCTTCGCTAAGTTAGAACAACTATGCGCTGATTTGTCTGCCTTACTCGCTCCTAAACGGGTTATGGATGAAGAATACGCTAAACTAAACACGTGCGCGATTAATATCTGCAATGATAGGTATAAATCGACGTGCCATGCTGGTTATGATTTTGATGCACTTTGGCAATTGATATCGCAGTTTGATAAAAGTATTGACAATGTACTTGGCGCTATAGATAAGGGTTAAGTGTGTCAGTAGAGCTTAGTCTATTGACGCACTCAAAAACTGTGTCATTTAAGTTGTTTTTCGGCTTTTGAAATATGTCAGATAAAAATGACACCCTATTGAAAGAGTTTGAGCCGGCAGTGCCGGCTCAATTCTATTTATGTAATCTTTCTTTTGTACTCTCTTATCCGACGATAGAAAGTGTTGGCTTGAAGCCCCATTTGTTTCTGAAATTCAACGGCTGTGATATTTCCTAACTTCCACTGCTCGTACAGTTGACCGAACTTTATCCAGTCGATAGGTAAAGGTTGTCTGCCTTTGTACTTGCCCTGAGACTTGGCGATGGCGATACCTTCACGCTGTCTCTGTAGGGTTTGTTCACGTTCAAGCTCTGAGAGCGCCGCAAATATCGACAGCACAAAGCGTCCCTGCGGAGTGTTGGTATCTATATTCTCCTTGCTGCTGACAAGAGTAACGCCCTTTTTCTGGAGCACATCAATTATGTTGAGCAGGTCGCGGGTCGAACGTCCGAGCCTGCTGATGCTTTCAATATATAGGGTATCTCCCTCGCGGACATATTCCAGCATCGCTTTTAGCTCGGGACGGTTGGCGTTCTTACCGGACATCTTCTCAGCGAACACACGCTCTACCTGATACTGCTCCATGATAGCTTCCTGACGAGCTGTCTCCTGATGTTCAGTTGAGACGCGAATGTATCCTATCTTGCCCATCACCAGACAACTCCATAGCAACTCTCATACTTTTCTTCTCCGAGCATATATTTAACATCCCTGAGAGCTTCATGGAGCAGGTTCGTATCCATGAGCATTTCTTCAATCTCATCGCAGGTATAGCCATACTCCAGCAAAAGCTCAACGTCCTCACTGTCAACGCCATAGCAGCCGCACATAAGAAGCAGGTTATTTTCGTAATCGTCATAATTCTTGCTGTTCATCCCGTAGTCAAACCAGTTATACAGGCGGCGTGAGCGATATGAATAGCGAGGCTCGATGTAGTCGAAACTGCTTATAGAAAGCTTACCGTCAGCATCAATGCAGACAATACTTCCGTTCTCCACTTTTATATTCTCGCACATAGCATTGAAACGCACTCTTTTGAGAGCTTCTACGAGTATCTCCGTTGTTGATGCGTAGAGGTAAAGTCCATACTCAGGAAAATGTAAAAGAGTAAGTGGATTATCGCCTTTTACAAGGAACAGCGAATTATCATCTCTCAGGACTGTGAACACAAAGCTACCGATAACGGTTTCTGCTACTGTTTTTAATGCAGTACTGTCAACGGCATTCAGTTTCTCCAAGAGCTGCACAGCAACATAGCTGTCGGTTTCAATTTTTGTTTCAGGGAAATGCTCGCTCTTTTGTAGAGACAAGTCATTATAGATAACTCCATTGTGAGCGAGAGAAAAACTGTGAGTTATAGTTTTTCCCTCGAATGGATGATTGTTCCAATTATGCTTTGCATCGCCCTGTGTTGTCATTCGATTGTGACCGATAAGTGCTGTTGTGTTAGCAGGAAACACAAGCTTCATTCTGTGAGCAGGCTTTGCTTTCTTGAATGTGAATACTCTGCCGTTTCTGACATAGCTAATCCCTGTTGCATCAGTTCCTCTACTCTCGGCGTTTATCGATATCTCGCGCAGAATCTTAGTCAGCAGCTTATGCGGTATCTTTTTTCCGTAGTTCAAAAATCCATATACAGCGCACATCAGATTACTCCTCCTTCTCAGTGTGGGTTTCAAATGTTGGGATATTGGGACGAGGTGTTTCCTGTAACATTTTTTCTAGCCGCTTCACAAGCAGAGTTGCTGTGAGAAATGTCGCAATTTTAAGTATTTCACCGACAGGGCTTGCGGTCGGGATAGCCTTGATTATTCTATCAAATTTCATTTATATATCCTCCTCAGTATTTTCAATTTCGTTTATGTAGAGTCTGCGCTCCTTCAGATACTGGATCAACTCCGGTTCCTTGATGATGCTGACGAATTCGGACCACGACAGCTTATGCAGACCATCTTCGCTATAGTTCAGCGCAACGTCGATTATCGCATTTACAAGCTCCAGAGTCGCCATAAAGGTATTCAGTTTCAGTGTTCCTCTGAACATACGGAACTCTATGGTCGAATAATTCATAAGGTTCACCGCAGCGTAACGCCCGTTATTGCCTTTCTTCGCTTTATCGAGGATAGCACGGGCTGAATTCTCATAACCGTAACGAGATGCCCACCTATTCATAGCATACTCAGAACGGCGGGAGAATTTCAGGAGCTCATTCCAATGGTGCTCCACGAAGTAGAGAATGCGACTGATGACCTCGTCCTGCTCATCCTTAGATTCACCGAGGCAGTTGCGATTCACATGAACGTGCAGTCCACAGGTACTTGTTTGATGTGAGCGATATCCCAGATATATAGCTTTTTTCATTATCTCGTCCCAGCAAAAGGACTTGTGGTATTCAAGGCTCATGGGGTGACTGACGAGCTCTAAACCTTCATCAAGCGAACCGTCGGATTTTACATAAATATGCTCGCCGTGAACATTAGCAATCTCCTTGAGAATGCGGGCGTTATCATCGTCCTTTCCACCGTAGTCTATTTCGAGTTCTACGCCGAAAAAGCGTGTTCCATCGCCGTAGAATATCGGCTCGGGCTTGTAGCTGTACTCCTCGATTTCAGTACTCAAATTGTCATAGCACCTGTCACAGTAAGGTGAATCGCCATTCCAGTTGACGTAGTCATCATGTATTATGCGGTTGCAGGATTCGCAGCGGTGGTAGAAATCGTTAAAGCAGCTCTGACAAAGCGTTGTGTCGTCGTCTTGTACCGAATCATCAATGATAATTCTTTCTCCACACCTGTCGCAAGTTACCGTATTCTCATCTATGCAGGCATCGCACCATATCTGACCGTTGATTGTGTCGTAATCCTCGTCCTCGATACGCTCGCCGCAGTGAGCACAGTATATCGCATTTTTGTTATTATCTTCCATTGTAAAAACCTCCATAAAATAGATTGAGCCGTCCCGAAGGACGGCTGTATTGTAAATAATCATTTGTCGCTGCCTATAAGACCGACTGCTACCCTTGCTCCAAGCTGGAGCCCTGAGCGTACACCTGAGTTGAACGCCGCAGCAGTCAGAGCTGATGCGATATCGTCAAGTTCCGTAGACTTCTCAGCTTTCAGTTCTTCTGAAAACTCATGCAGCAGTGCCGTTGATTTCAGATAATCGCTGTTGTTACAAAGCTGAGAATCCAATGTGATAGCAAACTTCTCCGCAAGTTCATCAAGTATGTCCATAGTTATCACCTCCCGAATAATATATAAAACAGAAAACCGCTCCCGAAGGAGCGACATCGTCTTATTAGTATTCACTTGCGAGCAGCATTGTTGAGTGGTCGCCGTCGTCAATAATATAGACCTTTTCGGCGATTGGATTTTCCATCGGAATAACATATTCCATCTTGTACACAGGTTCTTCCGAACGGTGCGTTATTGACTGTAGTATACCTACGGGCTTCAGCTCGAACACCTGCAAATAGTCCTTTGGAGCAGGCATACGGTCTACGCACTCCCATAGGAATAACTGCAATTCTAATGGGATAGTGCTGTCTACTCCGCAGGTCAGATAGCGTTTATTGTTGAACATTATTTTTCTCCTTTCTTAATCAGATTACCACGGACGTGATATCAGAATAATAATGTATATCCTGAAAGTCCGAAAAATAGGAGAAAACGCATTTTTGGGATATATATTATTACTCGGAAGAGGTAAAAGTACTACATAAATATGAAAAAATACTACATTAGTATAATAGGAGCGAAGCGACGCCTGCAAGAAGTATAATATATCAATAATAATAACAATGAATGAGTAATGAAGACTATAAGACTTATGATACATATACAGCTATACATGGAACATTACATACGGTTATATTAGTATAATTATACGCGCTGGATTTCCTTGCCCCTAAAATACATTTTATGGAGGGCTTTACAATGAAAGCTGAAACAGATAAGAAAAACAAGAGAACTTCTGTTACGATGACAAATGAGGACTTTGATATCATAGAACAGAAGGCAAAGAAAAGAGGACTGTCAGTTAGTCCTTTTATGGTGGAATGTTCGGTTCATTCACAGGAGTGCTTAACTCCCGAAAATAAGGCGAAAATTCAGAATCTTGTGAATAAGGTCTGCATGATCGCTGAGGAGATAGCTCCTGACAGAATAGATGAGATAAGAATGGAGGCTGACGGACTGTGGTACTGATAAAGTCAAAAAAGTGCTCAGATGGTTATGACAGCGGCTATCTTTACAAGGCTTTGAACTATCTCTACGATAAGGAAAAAGCTCTTCATATCGGCGGATATGGGGTTGATCCCTACGATCTGAAAAAGACCTATGAGCAGATGCTATATGTTAAAAATT